TGTAGTACATGTAACCGCCTTAGGACGTTTGGGCTTGCATTTCAATAGTGAGATCATACGCGGCTAATTCGCTACCGCCAATTATGGCAATAGTTGGGCGCCCACTGGTAACCGCCACGTTTTTGCCTAACACTTTGGCAGCCATGTTCATAAGGCTGCGTTGCGCGTCAAGGTTGCCCGGGCCAAGGGTAATTAGGCGTACGGGAAACGTAATTTTTACGATGTTGTAGTTAAACGCTTCAAACGATGGGGCGTCAATAAAAGCGCATGGGGGCACAATGTTGCGCGGGTCATTGACTACCTGCAACCCTGTAACGGTCTGTAACGTGGCTGTAAGGTCGTCTAAGGCCTCGTTAAATAGGTCGGTGTATGCAACAGGCATTAAAACACCGCGGGCCTGTCAATGCCCAACAATTGCTTAATCATCGGGCTAAGGCCCATAGACCCGCCAGCGGCTAAACCGTCAAAGCCTGCAAAGTCGGTTACTGCACCGCGTTGACGGTACAAAAAGCCTGCATAAGCAACGGCACCTAAAAGCACGGAAGCATTAGGAACCGTGGTCAGGCTGTCGCGATAATTTGCCTCTTGTCGTCGGCGAAAACAAAACTCGTTTGAAGCCAAGCGACATTGGGTAATAAACGTTTGATCGGCAGCGGTGGCTGTTCCTATTCCTAACCAATCCTCAACTTGACTATCGGCGGTTATCCATGTGCAAGTAGGTGTTGTTGTAAGGGTGCCAGTAGCCGGGCTAATAATGACATTGTCCGCGGTCTTAGCAAACAACACTTGATGTTGGATTGGCTGCTCGGGGTCATACAAAAAGAACCCGTATTCGTCAACGCCTAAAAACCGAAACGGTGGTAGCGCGTGGACTGTGTAAGAACCGTTAAAGGTTGCGTCTACACCCGCAAGGGTAAAAGACTGACCAACCTCTAACGGGTCTGCGTTTGTAAGTAGTACGACAACCGCGTAGTTGTCAACTATGTACTTTTGTGAGACCGAATAGACGGCCATGACGGCCTACCTTTCGGAAATTATGACTTAAGAAGTTTTACGAACTTGGTTGCGTCTGCCATGAACGCGGCTGCGTAGCCACGGAAAGCAATCGTTCGGCCAAGGGTGCTTGGTACGTCAATTGAGATCGCGCCCTTTTGCTGTTCGTAGAATTCGAAGCCTGCTGCTGCGCCTGCTGCATGTCCTACGACACCTTGCAAAGCGCCCGAACCGGTACCGCCAGCCATGTTCTTGTCAACGACAAGGACAAGACCCAATGGGTTGCCGTTCCATGATGTTGCAGCCGAATTGCCAAACGCGTTTTGACCAATAAGGTTTGGTGCGCCGACGTATGGGAATACTGGCTGGCCCGTTGACGTGGTGAGCATGCCCAATTTCGCCCATGTGATTGGACTGACGAAATAATGGGTTGGTAGGTAGTTGCTGCTGTTGCTGATTTGGTATGCAGCGCCGTAGATCGCTTCAATGAAGTCGGCTGGCGATGACAAGTCAGCAACGGTTTCGGATTGTGTTACACCGCTAACCATGGTGTCAACTGCGTAATTGTCCGTGGCCTGTCCGTAGGCGATTGCTAACTGATTGATGACGATGTTGAGCGAATTTGGGTCTGTCCAGTCGAGGTCTTGTTCCGACAAAGTGACGTACGTTCCAAAAGTCAATTTTGAAATGTCGTTGTTTGTAACGGTAACGGTTGACGGGTCGAGCGCTGTCAACTGGCCTGTTGGCTGCTGTGTTACTACTGGGCGCGTACCAATTTTTGGACGACGGAAAGTTGCGCCACTTTGTGGCATTGCGCGGGTACCGATTGCCGACACGAAAGGGCGCACTGGGTTTAGCGAGTCGTACACGCTGCCGGTGATGATTTCAGGAAGGATACCGGGCGTACTTTCGGTGTTAATGTCCGGTGCAACGCCCGGTGCTGCTTGCACCATTGCGCTGTTAATGTTTGCGTTTAGTTGTGCAAAGTCTGCACCACCGCGCACAAATGAAGCGATGTATTCGCTAGGTGATGGCAAGCGCAACTTGCGGGCCTGTGCGTAAATCGGTTGCACGGCTGACGCTTCGATTACTGCTGGTGCTTCAATTTCGTTTGACATTTCGGTTACTTCCTTTTCTTGGTCTTGTTCTTTATTTAACTCTACTTCGGGTTCGTTTTGGTGGATACTGGCAGCGACGCGCTCAACCTTGGCGGCCTCAAATGCGCCATAGGGCAAAAGCGACAATTCCTGCCAATCAGCCTTGCTAACAATCATGGTGCCGGCTTCGTCAAAACTAAATTCAACGGGTTGCACCCCAACGGAAAGGCTGTCTAAAACGCCGTCTTTTGCTAGTTGCAAACTTTCGTTACCTAAAACGGTTTCGCTAATTTTGGCTTCAAACATTACAAAGTTGCCTACTTCGGTGCGTTCGGTAACGACGCCGATTGGCTGGGTGCTGTCGTGGTAAAGGTACATTTTTGGTTTTTTACCTTCAAGAGGTAGCGAGCCGGGCAAAAACCTAACCATTTGGCCGTCAGAAACTACGGCGTCAACGTTGTATTCGAGTGCGACGCCAGCAAGGGTGCGACGTGGCAGCGCGTCACCTTTTGCGGCGTCTAAATTTAATTCTTGTGGGGTCAACCTAAGCATTTGCTTGCCTCATTTCCTCGGGCGTTTCCTCAACGTAAACCTCGGTGTTGTATTCGTTTGCTAAGTAACTTTCAATGTCAAACATAACACCGGTGCCACGCGGTAGGACGTTATCCGCGCTAAGTGTTTCTTGTATGCAATCTATGTACGGTTTTACGCCGAACGTGTAAAGGTCGCGCGACGCTTCGCTACTTGAAACGTAACTGTAATTTCCAATGCTCACGGAAACGAGGTACGCGGGAACGTTTGCGAGCCTTGCGATCTCTTTTGACTGGTATTCGGCTGCGTCAATTAAAAGCATTTTGTCGGGTGTTGCGGTGTTTGGGATTACCTCTACAAATTCGTTTACCGCGCACGTCGCTGAATTCAATCTTGCGTGATCGTAGGCGGCTGCCATGTCGCTAAGTTCTTGCGCGCTCATGGGTTCGCCACCAACCTGCCGCAAAGTCGTGGCTGGCATGGTTGACAAACTGTTTCGGTTACGGGCCTGCTCTAGTTTAAGCGCGGTGTTAATTGACGTGTAACCAGTGTAAATAAGACCCTGTACTGGCGACATAAATTGAATTACGTCTTTGTAATCTATTGGCAAACCGTTAAACAAAATTTGTTTTGACGGGCCAAACCTGACCGAGGATTGTTGATCCTGCAAGGTAATCATTGCGGCAGGTAGACGCGTAAAATTCATGGGGTAGCCGTCAGCGCTACGTTCCGTGACAAACCAGTAGGCCGAACCGTAAAACAGCAAGTCGTCAAAAGTCCACGAAAGTATGAAGTTATTTGTTACGCCCTTGTCAATGCGACGCAACCAACTACGCGGCGCTTCGGGTACGCGTTCCATTTCGTCGCCGTTCCACATTTCTTTAAACATGACTAATGGCAAACAACCAATAACGCTTGCCATGAGATCGCGGGCACGGCTAAGCGTTGGTACCTGCATAAAACGGGCGCGTTGATCGCCCTCGACATAGGCATAAAAGTTGTTAATTTGCGACGCGCCAGCGTTGCCACCGGCGGCGGCTTTAACGGTTTTTGCTGGTTCGGGTTTGCTAGTAAAAATGCCCATGTTTTTAGTTTGTCACAATCTGCCGGGTTTTGGTGGCACTAGTCAGCGCCGACAATCCCCGACGGAAAGCGAGCCAACTAGTGCCAAAACAACTTTACTGTAAACCGCTAACAATTACGGGTTTGCCAATTAGTTGTGGACGTGACGCCAGCGCGGCCGCCCAAATCATGCAACGACATGCTTCAATAGGCCCGGGTGAACGTGTGCTTGACACCGCAACGCTGCCTTGGTGTTTAATTAAAACGGCGCGGTTTACATGACTGTTTAACAAGTTTTCGTTGTTGTGGGTTATGCGGTTTTCTAAGATCATGGCCCTAACGGCGCTAGTCCATTTCAATAATTCTTTGTAGCCAACGATTGTGCGGCGGCGTTCGTGTTGTGGCGGGCAATGGTTTTCTAACGCTGGCACTATGGCAAGTCGTAGGTTTGGGTTTAACGCTATTTCGGTTTCCACCTTGGCCCATAGTTCGGCAATGGTTCGCGCCACGAACGCTATTTTTACATAAGTTTTGTTGCCTACTTGGACGGCGCGCACAGCGGTATACGTGCTTTCGTCTACGGCTATTTCAATTGCTAGCACCCCGCCCGGTGGCGCTGGTTGATCGGTTGCTAACGCCTCAAATACGCCCGGCTCTAACCATGCGGTTGTGTGGGCCTGCCATAGGTTTACTGACGCACGTAGAAACGCTATGCGGTTGGGGCTTTCGGCTTCGGAATGAATTGTTTTTAGGTCAAGGGTGTGCCCTAATGCTGGGTTGGCGTAAGCCCATGCTTCGGGTGTCATTGGGTCAATTGGTGGCGGGCTATATTCGGCAAAGTAAAGGCTTGTTTGTTCGCCGCTGTCAATTGCGCGCAAACCCTGATCGCGCCAGCGAAGCATGGCCGTACTTTCTTGCGTGCCCGCGGTTGACGTCATAAGAAAACTAGGGTTCTTTTTTGCGCGTTGGCTAGGTAGTAAACCTTCGTCAATTGCGGCTTGGCTAATGTCAAACACTTCGTCGGCAATGATGAGATCACATGAGTAGCCGTGACCCGCTGCTGGGGTTGCTGCTCGAACGTGCCACGTTGACCCGTCGGGCATAACAAGTTTTTGCCTACCATAAGACCAACTAATTTCGGCGCCGAAACGGTCTGACAAAATTGGGGCCAAGTACGAAAAGAAAGCGGTTGCAAGGTCAAGTTTGTGCGCGGTACTAATTACCGTTACTGGTTTGCCTCTTTCCTTGCCTTGGGTTGCTAAAAACCAGCCAAGGTAAGCGGCGTTCATAGTTGTCTTACCATTTTGACGCGCAACCGAAATTAAGTTAACCCGGTGCAACCAATCCCCGTTTGCTTCTTTTGCCGTAATTCCATGCAAAACATGTAGTTGCCATGGCATTAAGTCCACGCCCAACACCTCATTAGCAAAGTACCCAATTTCGGTTGCAGCCGATTGGTGACCGCTGTGAGTGGTCGTTTCTAGTCTTGGCTGGTTGTGGCCAGTTAGGGCCAGTCCGTCGTTATTGGGGAATATACGAAATATGTCT